GTTGGATACCCTCGTCATTGCCAGAGGCAAGTGTAATTGTCTTGTCATATTTAATTGTAACCTCCTTATTATCCGTCTTCGCCGTCATTGGGTTGATCCAGTCGGTGTTGACCACGCTATCCGTGAACTGACTAGATATTCCTTGGAATAGGACGCGATAAAGGACTTCTAGCGCCTTGGGCTCAGTAGTAGTGGGAAATCCTGATTCGCCATAGTACGACGCCAAGTCGTAAATAGGCCGAAAAATGCCGGTTTCGTTATCAAATGTATTCTTAAAAAACTGAAGGGGTTCGTATTGTGCACCCCCGTCGGTGGGGAATGGTTTGGTGATTCCATCACCTTTGTACGTAAAACAAATGCGACGCCACTGCCATGGCACGGCACCAGTGACAGAAATAGTAATGTTTTCGGAAACTCCTTTGTAATAGGGGGTACCAGTGGTCAAGCCTGACTGATACGTGGCAGATGACGCATTCTGAATAGGCTGCCGATAGGTAGCCATCCATGGAATTACGTAAGTGTATGCAGGGGTTCGGGGTGGCGTAGGCCTCCCAGACCCAAGAATGGCAGGCAAAGCCTGAGAAGGGATCTGCGCATCAAGCGTGGGGTTTGTCGTTGGGACCAGTACATCCTTCTTTTTGAGGGATGTGATGTTCAAAATGGACCTTGAGGTCATCTTTCGCTTTGGGCGGTACGTTCTCTTTGTTCTCTTCGCGTATCGCTTTGTCCCAGTTGATCGTCGCCCTTTGGTAGTACGACGACTTCGTGCGTATCGGGTATTTCTGTTCTTGAAGCGTGGCATCTTGGCGGGAAAGTGAGGGGGTCCTTGGCGGACTCTGAGGGGGGGTGATCGGCGATTGAGGCATTTTTGGGTGAGTACCCTGATGGGTGCGGACCGGTCTATATATACCCGTGTCCTGTGCCCTGTGTCCTGCTATAATATTAGTTTCGCAGGACACTGTGGGGCACTTTCAAATCACCTGATTACATGTTTTTTGTCAACAGCAGATATGTGCTTCTCACGTATGCACAATGTGGAGACCTCGACGAATGGGCTGTATCCAATCATATGTCGGATCTCGGAGCTGAATGTATCATCGGACGAGAGATTCACCCTGATACTGGAGGATTTCATTTTCACGTGTTTGTTGATTTCGGCCGGAAGTTTCGTTCTCGATCAGCAAGTGTATTCGATGTGGAAGGTCGGCACCCAAACGTTAGCCCTTCACGCGGAACTCCAGAAAAAGGCTACGATTACGCGATCAAGGATGGAGACGTTGTCGCAGGGGGACTCGGACGTCCAAGGCCGCGCGGAGGAATGCATATCGGAGCTGATAATGTCACGAATCTCGCGCACCTCTGCGAGAATTCGGAGGAATTTCTCGAGTTATGCGATGAGGTGGGTAGAGGTGACCTCATCAAGAATTTCAACAACAAGATCGCCTATGCCAGGTGGCGATACAAGTCTGTGCTTCCCGAGTATGATGCACCCCCAGGAGTTGGCGGATTTTGCGAACTTGATTCAGGAAGAGCTGAATGGCTGGAACAGTCTGGAATTCAGTCTCCAGACGCACTATTAGGTAAGTTGTTCCAATGGGCGGAGCGGGGGAAAAAGAGCCAGGGGGTGGCCGCAATGGCAACTCGGGGGGACCCCCAGCCCCCCCCCTCCCTCGTGGCCAAAGCTCTCATCGATTTATCTGTCTTACTAATCTTGTTAGGTAGAAGAAAGTCATTGGTCTTATTTGGAGAATCTCGTACTGGGAAAACAAGCTGGGCCAGATCCCTGGGCCGGCATGTATTCTTCAGCGAGCTGTTCAGTGGAGCAATGGCAGAGATGATTACCGATGACATCAAATATGCCGTGTTTGATGATATTCGTGGCGGTATTACTTTCTTTCATGGGTGGAAGGCTTGGTTGGGTTGTCAGGCTGAATTCAACAATAAAGCCTTGTACAGGGATCCTGCACCAATTAAGTGGGGTAGACCCTCTATTTGGTGTGCCAATAAGGATCCAAGGGAGGAGATGTGTTATTACGTCATGGGCGAGCGTCACTTTCACAAGGGTTATGGTCAAGAGGATATTGATTGGTTGAACGCAAATTGTATTTTTGTGGAGATAACCTCCCCTATTTTTCATGCCAGTAGATAGTTGCTCTAGGATCAAAGATCAAATTTCCACCATCTGCATCTGAACCGTACCTTGCCTGAAAAAAATCAACTATGTAATAGTCTCCCATCCCTGGTTTGGATCCAGTGGAAGTAGGGAGATAAACGGTGTCATTGCCAAGCTCGAGACTCTCGTACATGAGGGTCTTCTCCATTCGGTGATATCGTCGATAATTCCGTTGGATACCCTCGTCATTGCCAGAGGCAAGTGTAATTGTCTTGTCATATTTAATTGTAACCTCCTTATTATCCGTCTTCGCCGTCATTGGGTTGATCCAGTCGGTGTTGACCACGCTATC